CTACTTTTTCTTTTTGTCCGAATCTATAACAACGCCTTACTGCTTGATAAAATGCTTCAAACTTAAAATCATAACTCATAAAAACCATTTGATGGCATTGCTGGTAATTCATACCAAATGATGCAATTGATGTTTTAGTAATTAATGTTTTAAATTCATTTTTAGCAAATCCATTTAAGTGTTTAGCTTTATATTCTGGACTATTCGAACCTTGAACGTTTACAGAATTATCAATTAATTTAGAAAGCGTATCAGTTTCTAAATTTTTCAAGCCCCAAACAATCCATTGATTATCATTTGAGTTAACTAATTCAATTGTTTTCTCAATTCTTTTGTCAAATGAACGGTTTAAATCTTTGTGCAAATCAGTTGCAGAAACGGCAACATCACCAAATAAAGAATTTGTATTATTTTCTACTGGAATAATATGCTCAATATATTCTATTTCTGGCAAATAATATCCGTCGGAATCAAATCCTAAAGTTGCAGGATTATCAATAGCCATAGACCACGTACAAACATAATTCCAAAAAACATCTTTTGCGTGTTTTCTTAACCTCCATTTAGAAGTTTCTCCTCCATCATGTACAAAGAACATTGCTAACATTTCTAAATAACTCATTGCCCCTAAAAATTCAGAATGTTGCCCAAATTCCATATGGTCGTTAGGTGATGGTGTTGCTGTACACGCTAACTTGTAAGGAGTTCTTTTGAAAGTTTCAATTATAAGACTTGATATTTTACCATCACGCCCTTTTAAAATACTACTCTCATCTAAAACAACACCAGAATAAACACTACAATCTGTATTTTTTAATTGATCATAATTAGTAATATCAAAAACATCAACTTCAATACCGAATTTAATAGCCTCATCTTTTGTTTGTTCTACAATTGCCAAAGGTGCGAGTATTAACACTTTCTTTTTCGTTTTTAAACTAACTTGTTTTGCCCATTCTAATTGACAAAAAGTTTTACCCAAACCACAATCAAAGAAAAAAGCAAATTTTCCTTTTTTTAATGCAGTTTTAACACCATATTTTTGAAAGTCTTTTAGTAGTGGATTTAATTTGTTTTCTTTTATATCAAATCCACTTTCTACAAATGACTTCTTTTTTGTTTCCAAAAACTCTAAATATTCTTTATTCATTACTCAATAATTTTTCAGCCATTAGTACTCTTTGATTTAAAAATATGACATCTTCTGCAATAGGTTGGAATCTATATTTTACAAAGTTTGGATATTCAATACCATTTGGAATATATGGTAAATTGTAAACATCTTTTTCAATGATAAATCTACCTTGCCAAGGTTCAATGCCTAATTTTTCCAAAACATTAGTTTCTTCAATTTCTTGCCTAATTTGAATTAATTGTTCTTCTGTTGGAGTGTAAATAATAATCTCGCAAAATGGTTTATTTAAGATTATAGCATTCGAAATTACTTGCCAATAAACCTCTTTGAAATCCTTTTTAAAATTATCTAAAGTTATTTTTCCAGCATCCAATTTTAGAAGTGCCATTGATAATTGATAAAAATTCTTTGGTTCGAAACATTTTATCTCTACTGCTGTATCTGTTTTTGTAGCATCCTTTGATCCGGACCAAAACTTATACTTTGGATGCACGTCTGTAACATTTGAACAAAGCGTATAACTAATATCTAAATGAAATTTATTACAGTAATACTCCATTATTTTGCCCCATGTTAAAGATTGAGAAACTGCACCTAAATCAATTGAACGTCCCAAACTTCTTTCAGCTCTTTTTTCTTCAATGTATGTTAGTGCAGGTGATCCAAATCCTTTTCCACTTCTGTCGCTTGTTGTAAGTTTCCAAATTTGACTACTTGTAAACCTACCTATTCTTTCTTTTACTTCTACCATGGTTAATTTTTTATAAAAGTTCCGTTTTCTGTTTTTCCTTTTCTGTTTTTAATTTCGTTCCATGCGATATTACAACATTCATTAAGGTCTAAATTCATAGAAACACAAATATCTTGTAGATAACTAATAGCATTGTCAATTTCATTCCACTTCAAAACATCATACAAAATAATTGATACTTTTTCTTCTACACTTGTAAATGATTTTGAATATCCTAAAAATTCAATTTCTACTTCAGTTTGCTCTGCTAAAATTACTAACACAACAAAAATATCTCCTATTGCATCTTTTTGAAGTTTAACATCATTTTTAAGAATAGCACTTGCAAGTTCTCCACATTCCTCAATAAGTTTTAATCTTTGTTTTGGTGCGTTTTCTTCAAACAATAAATTTCTATCTTTTGCCCATTGAATTATTAAAGGACGCAATTCTGTTAATTGTAAATTATTCATTTGTTTTAATTTTAGAGTTTAAAAATTCCTTGTTTGTATAATTCAAATACAATATCACATTCATGAAAAGCATCATCAGCACCTCTATGAATTTCAACATAATCAGTTTTACCAAAAAAGAAATCAAAAGCCTCTTGTGCTTTTGGCCATTTATAACCGCCTCTAGGACTTGGTATTTTGCAAATATCTGTTGATAGTTTCATTGGGCATGGTAATTTTTTTGGAAAAACAAAACCTCTATTTTCCATAAATCCAAAGTCGAAATCATTGTTAAAAGCAGTTGCACCCAAAGGATATTTATTTAAAATTTCTTGAATTTCTTTGAAGTAAAAATTCAAACTTTTTGACTGCCTTATTTCTTCAACTGTCATATATCCGTTTGTTACAATCCAACTGTTTTCTACTTCTTCTTTTGTAATTCCTTTTTCATGCATTACTTTATCAAAAATGATTTTCTTTTCTCCATTTGATAAATCTAATTCAACAATTCCAATTTCAACTATTTTACCACCTTGATTTAAGAAACCAGTAGTTTCAATATCTATTAATAAAATTTTACTCATTATTGTTTAATTTTAGAGTTTAAAAATGTTTCTAACTTATCGTAAGAAGTAGCTTCTTTTGTGTCAATAATTCGTTTTGTGAAAGTTTTTTCTTCTTCTGTAAGGTTTTCTTCAGCTTTAGTAAAAAGTTCCGTTAAACGCCCTAATTTGTCAATATTACTTTCTTCTGAATTTGAATTATTCATTTCATCGTATGCTTTGGCACTTTCTCCACATAAAGCAAAATGATTTTTCAATTTACTTTTTTGCTCTTTGGATAAAGAGTTCCATAATTGAGTCAATGCTTCTGTACCTTGTTCACAAATAAGCAATGCTTCGGATTTTAAACGTTCTATTTCTGGACTTTCTTTTTCTCCTTGGTCCAGCCATTGACGTATTTTTTTACCCGTTTCAATTCCTAAATATCCAACTCCATTTCCAAATGATTCTTTTAAAAATGATGGTATTTTTAGAAACGTTTGTCTTTTGCCCTCATCCAACATCAATAAAGATGCTGTCATTTCAAACATAAAGTTTTTTTCACAAATAGGCTGTATTCCTAAACTAACTGGCTTTGTAGGGTCTTTAAAATCTGTTTTCTCTCTGGCACGAATACAGCAAATAATATCCATATTTGATTGCAAAAGAACATTCATAAATTGCTTGTGTTCTCTTTTTGCACCAATCCAATTTGCTACTCTCCTTTGACTTCCATCGGCTTTTGGTGCATTTGCAATATCATCACAACCGCCCTCTCCTTCCCATTCATGGGTAACCGAATCTATTACTAATACTTTTACTCCAGATTCTTGAAATTCTTTTATTGCTTGTGCATATCTTGACGGACTAAATGGAGGGTATAAATCCCCTATCATAAATTTTCCATCTAAAATATCAGCATACAAAGAACCTCTTTTGTTTTCAGTATCTAAAAATCCAATTTCAGATGCTTTGTTTACCATTCCACGTGCCATAAGTAAAGCCGTATATGTTTTACCGCTTCCACTTATTCCAGCAATTCCAATGACTGCTTTTGATTGACCGCTTTGAACGGGCCTAATGTTAAGTACTGACATTATTTTATAAATTATTTAATTGAGTTAATAAAATAGATTTTAGTTGTTGAATTTGAGTGTTTGCAACATCAATAAAATCTTTTGATTCTTGATTTTCAGTTTCCAAATGCAAATCAGCAAAATAAACTTCCAATGATTCTGAAATTATTTTTTTGTCATTTGCCAAACGTTTAACCCTTGCTTTGTTTTCTTTTTCAGCTTTCTTTTTAGCTTCTAAATTAGCCTTTTCAATTGCTTCATTTTCTGCTTTTTGTTTTTCTAATTTGTCTTTTGCTTCTTGAATAGAATTTTTAGTATCAGTTAAAATATTTTCAAAATCAATAACATCTGCATTATATACTTTGTTATGAGAAATTATCAAAACATCATTAGCGTTTACAAAACCATTTATTATACCAGCATATGCCATTCCAATTTCTTCAAGCCTTTTTATACGAATTTCAAAAACCTTTTGTTTTTCTTCATGTTCCTTTAGCTCACGTACCAAACGTTCTATTTCTTGTTGTTCTTCAATAGCTTTCAACTTCGCATCAGATTCCTCTTTTTCCTTTCTCAAACGCTCATTTTCTAAACGCTCATTTTCCTTAATTATTAAGTCAGAACATTTGTTGTCAAGTGATGTTTCAACTCTATTTTTAGCCAAAGTCAACAAATAATCAAATTCCTCAACTTCCATTTCAGATTTAAATTTTTCATCTAAAACAACCTTTGTTTCTTGAATTGTAGAAAACTGCATTTTTTGAATTATAGCATAACAATCACTTTCAAAAGTTTGAATCATTAAATCAATTTTATCAACTCTCTCTTTTTCCAAACGTTCTTTTTCTTTTCGCTTTTCTTCAATAACATTTTCCCATCTTGTAACCTCTTCTTGTTGTTTTGTTTCCGCTTCTGAAACAATTTCAATCAACTCATCATTTTTGCCTTTCACAAACTTTCTAACTAATGCAATTCTTGATGCAATTTCCTTATCTTGATTTTGCACCGTTGTTCTACCAGTACGTAAAGCAGTACGCCTTTTTTTACCCTCATCATAGGTTTTAGTATCTACAATTTCAACAAATGGGTTTTGTTCCACCAATTCGAACTGTGCCTTTTTTAACTCCTCAAATTGTGTTAATTCAATTTGTGAGACATCTAATTTTAATAAATCTAGTTTAGTACTCATAATATTCATTTTATTTGTTTAATAAATCAATCCAATTTTTGTTACCTATTTCAATCTGTAAATCAATCCAATTTTCAGCTTTTACAGAATCCTCAAAATAATACCCATCATTCCTTAATTCTGACGCTTCAATCCATAATTCACAATGCCAAAATCCATTACTCTTAAAAATCCTTAATTGCTTTTCCATTCTTGTACGTCTTTAATGATTTGCTCCAAAGGAAAACCCGTTTGCTCATGTAATGTTAGCAAAAATCCTAGCATCTTATTGCCTTTTTTTGCCCAATTAGTCATGTTAGCTGCACTTACTCCAGTTTGTTCAGCTAATAGTTTTCTGCTTAACTTATGCCCTTTATTGGTATGCTCGTAAAAATCTAAAGCACCCTTAAAATCGACAATAGCCTCTCTCTCTTTTTTAATCTGTTTTTCCATTATTTATATTTAAAGTTAATGTTCTGTTTTTATATCGGCAAAGCCATTTTTAAAATCCATACCTACAGCAAACTCATCTGTATTTAGTGGCAACCGTCTCTATAATACTTGTCAGTCATTCCACCAATCATATTTTGTATTCTTTGTGATGCATAATTAGCATTTGCTAAACCTTCTGATTGGTCAATTTCATCATCTTCTAATACTAATTCACATTCAGTTTCTTTCGCTGTACAAGTCAATTCTTCATTAACTTCTGAAACAAGTCCATAGCTATTGTAAATTCCATTACTTGAACGACTTTCTACAACTCCGATAAGTCCCTCGTATAAAACTCTGTCTCCTTTTTTAAATTTGAAATTCATAATATTTATTTTTAATTATTTGATGTGGCTAAATTACAAATATATTTTAATTATACAAATATATTTTAATTTATTTTTAAAATATTTTTTAATTATAACAAAAAACCCTGC